CGTCGTCCGAGCCATCAAGTGGCAGTAGCAGACTACAGGGTGCTGGGGTAGACTAACCGCGCAACCCGAAAGGAGCGCCAGATGTCAAGTCTTTTTAAGCCCAAGATGCCCAAGGTCGAGCCGACGCCCCCGCCTCCGACGGTGGATGAAGCGCAGCTCTCCCGCATCGAACAGCGCCGCATGGCTCGCCGCCGTGGCCGCGCATCTACGATCATGTCGACACCGGGCAGTCAGCAGACTGGATCGGTTGCTGTTACTCGTTTGCTCGGAGGTGGCTAATGGCTGGGTTCTCACCTGTCGGTCGCGCCCTTTACAAAAAGGGCAAGAAAAAGGGCATGGCTCAAGGCATGGAAGAAGGCATGAAGCAGGGCGAGATGGGCGCTGCTCAAGCCATTGCTAAGCGCAAGGATGAATCTGCGAAGCGCGCTCGCGGGATGATGTAATGGCGACCAAGAAGATATCGGCACTAACGTCTCTTGCGCAGGATTCGATCGATCCTGCCGCTGACGTATTGCCGATCAACGACACAAGCACGGTCGAGACTAAGAAGGCGACCGCGGCTGCGATCGTCGGCAAGTCGATCGGTGCTCTGGCTGCAACATGGAACAACGCGCTGACGACGTTCAAGGCTCGCGTGTTCAATGTCACGGACACGGCCTCGGATGCGGGTAGCTTGCTCGATGACTTACAGGTCGGCGGCGTGTCAAAGTGGTCGGTGCGCAAGGATGGCGCGCTGACTGTCGGTAGTGTCCCGATCGGTCGCATCACGGAGAACGACTACGGTGCGTTCTCGAGCCTTGCGGATCAGACCGCAGTTGCAAACACGGCTACTGGCGTGATCTGGGGAACGACGGATTATTCGAACGGCATCTCCATTGCGTCAAGCACTCGTATCACGGTTACCAGAGCCGGCATCTACAAGTTCGATTTCAATCTTCTGCTGAAGAACACAGACAGTTCGTCGCATATTGCTAGCGTCTGGCTGCGCAAAAACGGCACCAACATCGCTAACTCCAATACCGATGCAACGGTTCCGTCTCAAGGCGGTGGCGTTCCCGGTACTGCTGTTATAACGATCGTGTTCACGCTTCAGTTGGCTGCCAGCGACTACATCGAGGTCATGTGGTCAACGCCGAACGTAGCAGTTACTCTGGATTTCACGGCTGCACAGACTTCACCCACTAGGCCGGTTACACCATCGGTCATCGCAAACATCAATCGAATTGCCTAATCGGAGACCATCATGGCAGTAGGTATTGTTCTCGCATCTAACGCTAGTGCTACTGGCGCGTGGTTCATGTGGCCGGGTGGTCGCGGTGAGTTCCGCATCGAAGGGACGTTCCCCGGCACGGTCAAGCTCGAATGCAAAGGCCCGAACGGCACCGCGCAGGATGTCGGCACCAACACGACGCTGACTGCTTCTGGCGGCGGCATATTTGAACTTGGAGCTGGTGAGATCCGCTGCAATATCGCAACGGCTACCGGCGTCTACGCGATGGCCTTGCGTCTGCCTGCGGCAGCATTCTAATGCGCGATCAGAGTCGTACTCTCGAGCGCACTAATTCCCGCACGACTCCTCGGACAAACCCGAGTGGGCCGGCGGCAGTTGGAAATGTTTTGCTAGAAAATTCATTTAACCTTTTGCTCGAGGACGGCTCGTTCCTTTTGACGGAGTAATCCACAATGGCTGACAGTAAGATTTCCGCATTAGCATCTGGCGCGCCGGCACAGGCTGGCGACGAGTACATCGTCGCTCGCTCCGGCGCTAACTACAAACTGACGCTGACGAACATCGCAGCCTCGATGCCGCCTATCGGCGCAACTACGCCGAACACGGGTGCGTTCACGACGCTCTCGGCTTCGGGTGCAGCATCGTTCGCTGACGGCTCTTCCTCGGCTCCTGCGATCACGAACACGGGCGACACCAATACCGGCGTGTACTTCCCGGCTGCTGACGAAGTGGCTGTGGCTGCTGGCGGCTCGGTCGCTGCTGCGTTTAACAGCAACGGCGTGTTTTTCCGTAACCGAATCATCAACGGCGATATGCGGATCGACCAGCGAAATGCTGGGGCTAGTGTAACGTTTGACAATAATGTATTCCCTGTTGATAGGTTTAGAGGCCTTACTAACCTGTCTTCTAAAGCAACAGCACAGCAGTCTTCTGTTGTTCCGACTGGTTTTGTAAATTCTGTTCTTGTCACATCTTCATCTGCATATAGTCTGGCGGCAGGGGATTATTTTGGTATTGGGCAGCGAATTGAAGGAACAAACATTTCCGATTTAGGATGGGGCACTGCATCGGCACGCGCAGTTACTCTTTCATTTTGGGTTCGCAGTTCTTTAACCGGAACTTTTGGCGGTGCGCTAAGTAACTCAAATGGCACGCGGTCGTATCCTTTTACATATTCAATTTCTGTTGCAGATACTTGGGAATATAAAACGATTACGGTTCCCGGTGATACAAGTGGGACTTGGTTGACTACAAATGGATCTGGTATTCAACTTGTTATTAGTCTTGGGACTGGCGCAACATTAAGCGGAACGGCAGGAGCATGGGCTGGCGCAAATTATTTCTCCGCAACCGGCGCTGTCTCCGTCATTAGCACTAACGGCGCAACCTTCTACATCACCGGCGTCCAACTTGAATCCGGCTCCGTCGCCACTCCGTTTGAGCGTAGACCGTTCGGCACGGAGTTGATGCTGTGTCAGCGGTATTATGAAAAGTCGTATGAACAAGCAACCGTCCCCGGCACGGCAACCGGATTTGGAGCGCAACATTTTCCTCCAAATACAAATACGGCTTCGGCTCTTTACGCTGCTTCTACAATTAAATTTGCCGTTGTAAAAAGAACTGCCGCAACCATTCGATGCTGGGATTGGGCTGGAAATGCCAGCAGAGTGAGCGATTTTACGCTTGGCGGGTTAGTTCGCACAGACAATCTAAATTCAATTCAAACGCTTACTGCTTACCAACAGGCGGGGCTTGTAATTAACGCTCAAGCCGCTTTGACGTATGGTTCTGTGCAATGGGACGCATCAGCGGAGTTATAATTATGTATAAAAAACTTAAGCAAATTGCGGGTGAAGAGCAACAGGTTATTTACCGTATTGCTGACGGCGCGTTTATTCCCTTTGACCCCGCCAACACCGACTATCAGGAATATCTGAAATGGCTTGCAGAAGGCAACGAGCCGCTGCCTGCTGACGAGGACAAGTAATGTCTAACTGGAAGGTCGAGGCTTTGCGTGTTGTGCCGCAAGCGCACGGACACGAGAACGTCGTTGCCTTTGTCGATTGGAGTCTCGGCCCGTTGAAAGAGACGACGCGCTTGACTCGACCGACCAGCGACTTCATCCCTTTGGCTAACCTGACCGAGGAGATCGTTCTTGGCTGGGTGTGGGGATTGACTCACAAGGCTGCGTGGGAGAAGCGCGCTGCTGAAGCTGGTAAAGTTGGCGAATCTCCGGCAAGCAATGCCGTGAGTGTCGCGTTACCTTGGTCGGAGTAATACATGGCTGATTCACGCGCTGCTGAAGTCCTCGAGGGCTACGATCGTCTCAAGGGCGCGCGTGGTACATGGGAAAACCATTGGCAGGAAGTAGCCGAGCGCGTATGGCCGACGATGGCCGAGATGACGGGCTGGCGTACACCGGGCGAGAAGCGATCTGAGAAGATCTTCGACTCGACTGCCCAGCGAGCTTTGCCGCGGTTCGCTGCTGCGATGGACTCGATGCTGACGCCTGCGACCCAGATGTGGCACGGGCTGTACACCGGCATCCCAGAGCTCGACGACGACATCGCTGTTCGTCGCTGGTGCGACAGCTTGCGAGACATCATGTTCCGTCAGCGGTACTCGCCGAGCGCAAACTTTGCCTCGCAGGCTTTCGAGTGCTACATGAGTTTGGGTGCGTTCGGCACCTCTGCTCTGTTCATCGATGAAGTCCCGGGCGTCACTCTGCGATACCGCGCTGTGGCTCTCTCAGAGCTTGTCATCGATCTCGATCACGTTGGTCGCGTCGATACCGTATACCGCTCGTTCCAGCTCTCTGCTCGCCAAGCGATGCAGATCCCGGGTTGGGCTGACAAGCTGCCGCGTGGAATCGTTGGGCAGGCTAAGACTGCGCCGAACACGATGTTTGAGTTCGTGCATTGTGTTCGCCCGAACTACGATTACAAAGAAGGCATGGCCGGCGCTGACGGGATGCGATATGTATCTCGGTATGTATCACGCGAAGGTCAGGTGCTGCTCGAGGATAGCGGCTACCGAGTGATGCCGTATGCAGTCGGTCGGTACGTTACCGGGCCGCGCGAGATTTATGGACGGTCTCCGGCGATGGAGGCTCTTGCAGATATCAAGTCGCTGCAAGAGATGGAAAAGACCATGCTTCGGATGGCGCACCGCATGGTTGACCCGCCGCTCATCCTGACCGAGGAGGGGGCTTTGAATGCCTTCTCCGTGCGTCCTAATGCATTGAACTACGGATATCTGCGAGACGACGGCACTCCGCTCGTGCAGCCTTTGATGACGGGCGGCAATCTGCCGATCGGCATCGAGATGTCGGATCAGAAGCGCAAAGCCGTGAACGATTCGTTCTTGGTGACGCTGTTCCAGATCCTCGTCGAGAATCCTCGCACGATGACGGCGACCGAAGTGCTCCAGCGCGCTCAAGAGAAGGGTGCTCTGCTCGGGCCGACGATGGGTCGCCAGCAGTCGGAGTTCTTGGGGCCGATCATCGATCGCGAGCTCGACCTTCTGTCTGCGAGCTTCTCGCTGCCGGAGCCGCCTCCGGTGCTGATGGACTATCTGTCATCGGGTGGCGAGATCCTGCCGAAGTATCAGGGGCCGCTCGCTCGGTTGATGAAAACCGAAGAGGCCGCGGGAATCCTGCGCACGATCGAGGCCATGTTGCCGGTCGCGCAAGTCTCTGGCGATATGTCAGTCCTTCGTCGCATCAACGCAGACGAGGCGATCAAGCTCATTGCCGAGGCCAACGGTGTGCCTGCCAAGGCGCTGCGCACCGACGAGGAGCTCGAGGAAATGGATGCTGCTGATGCTCAAGCGCAGCAGACGGAAGCCCTGCTGGCTGCGGCCCCGATCGCTGGTCAGGCCGCAGAACGATTTGCTAAGGCCGAACAGATCGCGGCATCGGCCCCGCGTAGAGCAGTCCCGGGAGTTTGACGATGGATGCGCAGATGCTTTTCAACGTGCTGGTCGGCGTGTCCGGTTTCTTGGGCGGTTGGATTTTGAACAACATCAGCCGCTCGATTAACCAGCTCGATCGGGATGTGCGCAATATGCCGCACGTTTACGTCACCAAAGCTGACTACCGGGATGACATCCACCACATTCGCCGGACGCTGGACGATATCTTTAATCTGATCAACCAGCTCAACACGACCAAAGCGGATAAGTGACATGGAGCTGTTCGAGATCTTCACCCGCGCTTGGCCGGTGATTCTCGCGCTCATCACGCTGATCATTGTCCTGTCAAAGCTGGATCTCCGAGTCGCCGTGCTCGAGGATAAGATCAAGACCCTATTCGATCTGATCAACAAGAGGCCGCCACAATGATGACAATGCTTTCGACGTTCCTGTCGTTTCTCGCTGGTGGCCTGCCAAAGATCCTCGAGTTCTTCCAAGACCGGCAAGACAAGTCGCACGAGCTCGCCATCCTGCGTATGCAGAAGGAGCGGGAGCTGGAACTAGCCGCCAAGGGCTTTGCCTCGCAGGAAAAGATCGAGGAGATCAAGACCGAGCAAGTGCTGGCCCAGACTTATGCTGAAGAGCGAGTCGCGCTGTACAAGCACGACGAGGCGATCGGCAAGGGT